CTACACAACGGCGAAAGACGCGACCAACATCGCCCGTAAGGCTCTTGCTGATCGCCCAGAACCACGCGACCACGACCGAGAGGCACTGGCAACCGTGACTGGAGAACTGGAGCGAGCCGAGCAGCAGAAGGCCAAGCTGAGAGAGGCGCTGGCGCCATTGCAGGCTCAGATCGAGGCGATTCGCGATGCTCGCCCGTTCTCGATGATGCACCGCGAATACCGGGCCGACGTTGAATTCCTAGCACGGCGAGCACTGGCAACACTCACGGCCGCTCTCGCAGCTACAACGGAGGACCAATGACCGACCTATCCGAGCAGGAGCGCGACGCGATGGAGGCGGCGATAGCGAGCGAGCGGTTCCCGAACGCGCGGAGCGAGCAGGAAGGCGTCTGGCGTGCGGCCCACGAGTTCTTCGTCGGCCGTGGCTACACACCCCGCTCAATGCTTCGGTTGCAAGCGGCCAAGGATGGCATCTGTCGCATCTGCGGGCAACCTCAACCCGGTTTTGCGGCCGAGCAGCAGCAGGCCAAACTGCGAGAGGAACTTCAACGCTATTGGGATTACGAGCGAGACATCGTCGGTGCGCACCTCGCCGAACATCCCGCGCTCTCAAATGTTGAGCTAGCCGTAAAGGCATCGCTTACATTGACCGCTGTTCGACGCGCCCGTGCCGCGCTCGCAGCTACAACGGAGGACCAAGCCACGAGCAACTGAGCTAGCGTTGCTTGCCGTGCCTGCGCGGCGGCGCTACCATCCGCTGCCATGTTCAGGCCCAAATGGAAGCTGAGCAAGCGCCAGGCCAAGCGCGTGCGTAAACGGGAGACTGCCAGAGCGCGCAAGCAACGCAAGGCCGCGAAGCGCCGGACACGGTGAGCCCAGCCACGCTCCGGGAGCTGCACCAGGTCCTAGCCGAACTGGAGCTGGTCAGCCAGGTGCCGGCCCTGGATTACGCGTCGAAGAACGAGGGCAGCGTGGCGGATGAGCGTTCGCCGGGCGGCAAGCGACCACGGGGCGGCGTCGAACGCAAGGATGACCGCGAGCACGACTTCGCGCTCAAATCGGCCGACCACTTCCGGCGCCGACTCGCCAAGGCGCACAGCCAGCGAACGCTCGAGCTGATCCTCAAGGACGCCAAGGCAGCGCTTGAGGCGCATCGGCGCCAGCCTGCGCCCACTGATCGTCCGGAGCTGTCCAGTCCGCAGTGGAAGCGCTGGGTTGCAGACAGCGAGTTGCCAGCGCGCGAGATCGCCCGCATCTACAACGTGGGCCGCACCTACGTTGACCGAATTCGTGCCCGCTATCGCGCTGCTTGACCAGCCGCGCTACGATGGCCACCACTCTGTACTCTGGCGCGAGCTACGGAGAGCAGGCAGTCAAGAGGTGAGGTGCCCGTGTGCAGATGCCTCAACTGCGAGTCCGGGCTGCCGCACAAGACGATGACCGCGTCGAACCTCCGGATGATCGCGATCCTCAACCGGCGCTATCCAGCACCCAAGCCAAAGCGCATCTTGGCGTCCTATGACGACCCCGAGCCGCAGGCGATCACCAGCTCAGCGAAAGCCGTGCGCCAGCCGTGGGAGCCACGACCCGCGAGACGCGCTGGCAGGTCAGGTGATACCGGCCACACGCCGGGCAGCGATAGACCCGCCTGACGCCGTTCCTGGCCGAGAGCGACTGGATGCGCCGCAAGGCCTTCTTCGGCCTCACGGCGCCGGGCGTACGCTCGCTTGTGGCACATCAGAGCTTGACTTTCTGCTCGCGGATCGTGAAGTCCTCGCCCTCAATGCTCTTGTCGGCGAAGGCGATCTGCACGCGACCGTGGCCTTGGGCGATGAGCTGCCCGTCGATGTCGGAGACGGTGACGAGCACTACCTCGCCGTGGTCGAGCTCGGGCACGGTGCCATCCGCGTCGGCGAGGTCAACGAACTTGCCGGAGACGCTGACGGTCGCCGTAAGCGGCGGCAGGTCCTTGCGCTTGCCCCGTGGCGCCGCTTCAAGCGAGAGTTGGCCAGCGGCTACGCGCTGCACGGCTCAGCCCCCCAGCTTCTCAGCGCGTTTGCGCCCGCGTGCGGTCAGCTCGTAGGTGACGGCCTTCCGGGCACCCTCCTGGTTTTTGGCTTCGCCCAGCCGCTTGACGAGCTTCTGCTCCATCAACATCTGGAGCTGGTAGCGGCTGCAGCCGAGCTTCTGGCGGGTCTTGGGCATATTCAGCAGCTTCTTGAGGATCGCATCGCGAGCCGTGGTCGTGCCTGTGGGCATCGGGGTTCTCCTTTGCGAGGGTTCGCCCCATAATGAGGACGCTTCCTCATAACGAGGTTTGTCGGCATCTTCTCAAACACGCGGGACTGCTACTCGCGATCCCACAGAATGTGATGGACGCGGGACATCGGCAGCGTCCATCGTCGCAGCGGTCGATAGCTGACGCGGCTCTCGCCGCCCACCAAGCTAACGACGCGCACACGGCCGACGATGTGGACAGCGCCCTTGTCGTAGACCGCACGTCCCTCGATCGTCACGCCGCTCTTGAGCTTGACGCGCGCCTGCCCGCTGAGGACCGGTTGGCTGAGGGTTCTCGGGCTCATGCCGTTCGGGAGAGTCCAAAAGCCCGCAAAATGCGGGATGCGAGATAGAATGGTAGTCGGGATGGCGACTGCGACCCTCCAAGCCCCGCCGCGTATCACCAAGCGAGCGTTGACGCTCGCCGAGGCTGCAGATCAGTGGGAGGGCGCTAGGCGCCGGATCGAGATCGACAAGGCGCTGCTTGATGAAGCCGCCCCGGTGCTGCTCAACCACTTCCAGAAGACCGGCCGCTCGACGTACAAGGACCGGATCGTGCTCATCATCGGCAGCCCGAAACTCGTGCTCGACCAGGTCCGCGTCCGGGCGTTCCTCGGCGAGAAACTCAGCGACTTCCAGCGACGCACGGAGCCCAGCAGGTCGCTAAGTCTTCTACGCTGACGACTTTGCGCCGGGGTCGCCGTCGTTTGTTGAAAGGAGACGCCCTTGAGCGTCGACGCCGTCAAGAACTTCGCGCTGGCCTTTGTGGAAGTCGGCCCGACGCCGTCCACCAGCGGCAAAACACTGACGCTGGTCTCTAGCGGAGAACTCACCGCCCAGGAGATCTTCCCCGCAGCGCCGTTCAACGCGACCTGCTGGGCGCCTGGCGTAGCGCCGCTGCGCGAAAACGCCGAGATCGCGCGCGTCTCGAGCATCGTCGGGAACGTCGTGACGTTCAGCGCTCGCGCGCAGGAGGGAACGCCGGCGCGCGAGATCGAAGCGGGCTGGCAGTTCGCGGACATGCTGACCGCGCACACCATCGAAAGCCTCGCGGAAGCGATCGTCGCCGCCCAGGCTGCTGCGGAAGCAGCGGCGACGGCAGATGTCAAAGTCGAGAAGGAACGAGCGGAAGCCGCTGAGGCGCTCAAGGCGCCGCTTGCTAGTCCGGCGTTGACGGGCACGCCGAAAGCCCCAACCCAGGCCGCCAAAGACAACACCACTGCGATCGCCACGGACCAGTTCGTGCAGACCGCGAAGGGCGAAGCGGAAGCAGCGTCGGACAAAGCGGGCGCGGCCAGCGCCGCGCAGACTGCTGCGGAAGCAGCGGCAGCAGCAGACGTTGCTGTTGAGACATCTAGGGCCAAAGCGGCCGAGGCTGAAGCGGTCAAGCTGACTGGCAACCAAACGGTCGCGGGCGTCAAGGCGTTCAGCGCGAGCCCGACGGTTCCCACGCCCACTGAAGCGACGCAGGCAGTCAATAAGGCGTATGCGGATGCGATAGCGGCGAACCTCTCGCCGAAGGAAAGCGTGGCACTGGCGACCACGACGGCGCTGCCAGCGAACACGTATCTGACGGGCGTGCTGACCGCCGCCGCAAACGGGGCGCTCACCGTCGATGCCAAAGCGGTCGCAGTGGGTCAGCGTGTGCTCGTCAAGAACGAGGCCGCGCAAGCGAACAACGGCCTATATGTCGTTACGGCGGCCGGTGGCCCCGAAGCGAAATACGTGCTGACGCGCACGACGGACATGAGCACGGGCGCCCAGGTCAAGGGCGCGTTCGTGTTCGTGGAGGCCGGCGAAAAAAACGAAGGCGCTGGTTTCACGGTCGTCGGAGAAGGGCCATACACGATTGGTGTCACCGCGATCGTATGGACGCAGTTCTCGGGTGCTGGGGAGATCACGGCCGGCAGCGGTCTCGAAAAGGTCGGCAACACGCTCAACGCGACCCCGGAGAGGACAGCACGGGAAGCCGCAGTAGCGGCCGCTCAGGCTGCCGCGGAAGCCGCGAGCATCCCGCTCACCCAGAAGGGCGCAGCGAGCGGCGTCGCGTCCCTGACGGCAGGGAGCATCGGCGCGCAGCCCCCAGCACATCACGCGAGTACGCACGCGGAAGCGGGCAGCGACCCGTTGACGACTGCGGATCTTCCGGCTTCCGTGGTAAGCAGCAGTATCGAACCACCCGACCAGGCACTTCTCGTCTGTACGGGTACGGGTAGCGATGTGGTGCCGCTCGACGTTGGTTCCACGGGCAAGCAGTTGATGGTGCGCTCGGATGGGACGGTGCGGTGGATTGAAGCTCCGGAGATTGTTGTGGACTCCTTCACGGGGACGGACTGGGAACGGCTAAAGGCCGCGTTCAATGTGGTGAATACCGCAGAAAATGGTGTCGTCAAGCTCGGGGCTAGGGAATACAGCTTGGCTCCCGATAGCCCAGAAACCCTCATGCCTAAAGCGGGCCTTGCAGGTTGGGTACGGCTCAAGGGTGCGGGAATGGGCGCAACTAAAATCAAGCTCTCGACCAATTGCCCATCTCTACTTAGCGGAGGCACCGCTGAAGAAGCCACCCTCCAGAATGTTGCGGTAGAAGACCTGACCGTCAACAACAACAACGTCGCCACCGAAAACATAGGCATAGTAGCCAACTTCTTCAATATCCAATGCAATCTCGAAAACTTGATTTTCCGCAACATCTCGGTGATAAACGCCGGAGAACTATCCGCCGCAAGCCGACGCTGTTTCAGCATCGGAGTCACCCGCAGCGATGCTTTCGGGGCGACGCAGAACACCATCAAGCACTTGTTATTTGAGAACATTTACTGCGGTCTGACGGGAGGTGGAGGCGACTCCGGGCTACTCGTGCTCCCCTACTACAGCGGCGAAAAACAAGGCATCGAAGCGTACGAAAAAGCGACAGTGCCCGTTGCAAACGTGTTCGTGGATGATGTCACGGTTAGAAACTTCTGGTGGAGCAGCGGCCAGAAAGTACCCACCACGGTCGCTAACGGAAACTCATCGGGGCTTCAAGTGGGAGGGGATGGCAACTGCGGCAAGGTTGTGCTCGATAACATCTACATCTATGGGTCTGGCGACGCTGGAATCGAGATAGACGGTTGCCGTGAGCTAGACGCTTCCAATATACACGCCGAGAACTGTCTGAACGAGGGAATGGTCATCACTGCCAACAACGGCGGCCTACCGAACCCGGAGCAGCAGACGATAAACATCACGAACCTCACATGTGTACGCTCCGAAAGCCGCTGGACCCTGATGGCGGGACTATGGATATGGGGAGTCCACGGCGCTAAATACGGAACGATCAACGTTACGAACTTCACGTTCAAGCACACTGCCCCGAAGTTTGAAGCCACGGCAGGCGGTTTCCAGAACCCCTCCACTCAGCCGCTCATTATCTCCGCGGACTTCAGAAAAGTCTCGATAAAGAACGCCTCGATCATCTACGACGGCCTGGCGCTCGTATCGACCGCCAACGCGCAAACCCAGGAACCGGCTGGCATCGCCATCACGCAGGAGGGAGGCACTGGAGCCGTAGAGATCGATGGTGCTCAGTTTGAGTTCAATGGAGAAGCTAATTCAGAAGCGTTTACAACATGTTCCCTCCAGGTCCCGGCTGTCCTTATCGGGGGAGCGTCGCGTCTTGTGCTTGATGTCCGATCGCTAGGAGTAAAGGCTAATCTGAAGCTCGCGGGCACCTTTGCATTCCGGCTTCGAGATGTGCAGATAAAGTCGGGTTCGACATGCTTGGACAAGTGGAACGCAGCAGAAAGCATCAGTCTCGCCTACGTACTAAGAACCGGCTCGCGCACGGGCCTCTCGCAGAGCACCGTCAATAAAAAGTTGGAATGCACCGCGAACCCCGCCGAACGCAGGATTTTCCGCGCGCCGGCAGTTGGCCAGGCCGTGATCCCTTTCAACCAGGTCGGCAATGTGATGGACGGCGCGATGTACGTGCAGGGCATCACGCCCGCAACAAGCATCACGGGCTGGGAACTACTCGCCGTTGCGAAGATGAACGAAGCAAAAGGCAACGAAATCCGGGCGATTCTCTCCGACAACGGCACTAACACGAGCCTGCGCATCGAGGAAGTCATCGCAAATGGGGCTCCCACCGTGCTCGTAACCGAAAACCTGGCGTCACGTATCGCGGTCGCAACCACCGTCGGCGTCCGCATCAAGCTCCAAGGCAACACGGTTTACGCAGACTACTTCACGGGGTCCAGCGAACCAGCGTTGAAAGCAGAAGGCACCAATCGTGTCACCGTAACACTGACCACGACAACACAAAAGACAACATTCGGGGCGGAATCACAACCGCGCGGCATGGGATGGGGATGGACGCCCGGAGAAACAACTGCCTCGCTCACACTTCTTAGACACGATCGGATGTTGGTGATCTCCGGCGCGATTGACGGTCTGCGTGATATGGGGGATGCGGAAGCGCCGGGTAGGCATCAGGGTCTACAGATAGAAAACAATACGGCCGAAGGGGTGCGCATAGAGGGCATACTTCACTGCCGCAGATGGAACAGGCAGGCCGTCCTTGGACAGGCGAGCATCGAAGACGTTGCGTTCGGGCAGGGCGCAGGCAACGAAGCGCTCAAGACCAAAATCATGCTCACGGACAGCTACCTGGCAAAACCGCCCGCTGCTGCGGCGCTATCGGTCACCGCAAGTCCTTACACGTACACGAACGAAGACATGGTGCCCGAGGACATCTTCGTGTACGGCGGAGCGCTCACAACGCCTTATCTAAAGGTCACAAGGCAGGAAGGCGGCACGTCCCAGGTGGTTGGGTCATCGGTGGCCTCTGCCGCTGCGGTGGTGCGACTGAACCCGGGAGATTCGGTGGAAGCGACCTACACGGCTACGGCACCGACGATGAACAAGAGCCCGATCGTCGCGTGATCGGCTCTGCCGAGATGCAGTGAGGACCGATAGATGCTTGGCACCCTGTACGGCGGCTACTACTACGGCGGTGGCGCTGGGTTGGCGTTGCCGAACCCATTGGCGATCTCGCTCGCTGGGCGCATCGCGATCACGAGCCGATCGGGTGCCTTCCATGTCGGCGACCTGTGGATACCCACGGCGACGGTCACGAGCCCAGAAACAGACGCTGTCGTCGAACCTGGCGGCATCACGTTCACGTTCTTGTCCTATCGTGGTGCTGGGATCGCAGGCAGCGCCTGGCGCACATCAACTGGTGTGTGGAGGTCCAGCATCGAATTGACAGAAGCCGGCTTTTGGAAGGTCAGCGTTGAGACAACCGCACCGTACAAAGCGTCCCGGCCAGCGCAGATCCCGGTCAAACCCGCCTTCGACGAATAGCCCAGCGCCGCGACTGCCGACACCATCGCGTCTCGTGCTGCCCGGCTACAAGGCAGCCGTGTTCGTGCTGGACGAGTATTGCCGCGAGCGTGGCCTGACGGGCACTGACGGCGAGCACGATGCACCGTGTCTACCGCACCGCATCACCATCCACACCCGCTTGGGCAACAGGCTTGCTGAGACGGCAGGCTGGACACCCGAAGCCGCAGCCATCGCGATGCTCAGGAGACTCCATGCGTAAGACCTTTGCTCGTGAGGCTGTGTTCTTGCTGTGGCGTGCAGCAGCCAAGATCAACGCCGACTACACGCTGCGGGTGGCCAAGACGCTCGTCCGCGCCGCGACAACGAATGACGCGTCGGTGCAAGTGGACGTCGCACGCCCACTGGCTCAGCGCCTGGACGACTGGTCAGAGCCGGTCCAGATCGCCTTCGCTGACACTCCGAACGGATGGCAGATGTATGTGCGCCCGTGCGAGCAGCAGGTCGCGATCGCTGAGACGATACGAGCACGGGCAGCACGGCAGTGAGGCCGATGACGCTCATGTCCGACGCGGCGCTGGTAGACGAGCTACACGCCTACGGCATCGACGCCAGGCTGCCTGTCAATAGCCATCTGCCCAGAGACGAGCGCATCCGCCTCGCAGCACAGCAACCCCTGAGTGAGCGTGGCCTGTCAGCCGAAGCTGAGGACAGGCTGACACTGCGCAACCTGCTGCGCATGGCACGTGGCGAGTCGGAGCGGACGAGGCAGCAGATAGCAGCAGGGCGGTGAGCAGCGCTATGTTGGGGGGGCATCATCTCTACCGGGTCGGCATCAGCGACCGTCGCTGTCACGCGCATTTCCCCCCATGAAAAACACCGCGCAGACACCGAACTGGCGACCATCCGACCAGCCCCGCCGCGTGGGAAACTCCCGTGGTGGCAGCGAAGCCGGACACCCCCTGCTCCCGGTGCGGCAAGCTGCTCTGGAGCGGCAAAGGATGCCTGCCAGCCGAGCAGCGCATATGCCAAACGTGTCGGCGCAAGCAGCCGGCGCCGTATGGCTCACGCGGAGGGGCACCGCAGCAGCATCCCGCAACGCTCAACTCCTACCGAGCGATGCTCGCCCGCTGCTTCAACCCGAAGACGAATCGCTACGAGCGCTACGGCGGTCGGGGGATCACGGTCTGCGAGCGGTGGCGCGGAGAGGGCAACTTCCCGAACTTCCTGGCCGACATGGGCGAGCGGCCCAAGGGCATGTCCCTCGACCGCGTCGACAACGACGGCAACTACGAACCGGGCAACTGCAGCTGGGCGACGCGCGTACAGCAGGCGCGAGGCCTAAAGCGGATCGACCGCGAGCGAGTCGTCCGCCTATACGCCGAGACTGCGGACGCCGATGCGGTGGCGGCTGCCTGCGGCACAACGCGCGGGTACGTCGTCAAGCTCGCTTCGCGGGCGCGCCGTGAAGCGAACGATCGCGCACGGCTACGGCTCCAAGCACAAGCGCCGACGCGCACGTGAGGCGCCGCGCGTCGCGCGCGGCGAAGCGTTCTGTGCGCGCTGCGGAGGGTTCATCGCGCCCGACGGGCTGCCGTGTCTGCGCTGCGGCAAGCCGACGCGCAAGGGCGGCAAGGCTGATCGCGGAATCTGCGGCTGGGACCTCGGGCATGTCGACGGGGACCACTCTCGCTACCGGGGCGTCGAACATGCCTGCTGCAACCGCGCGACAGCGAGCCATGCAGCCAAACGGCGGCCAAGCGTGAAACGGCCAGCAGCGCAGGCGTGGCTATGACCGCGCGCGCGAAGTCGTCGACCTCGAAATCGCCCGCGAAACCTGCGAAGTCGGCCCGCGCGGCGTCGAAACCTGCGAAGTCGTCGACCCGCGCTACGGCCAAGCCGGCGACGAAGGCGAGGGCCGCCAAGCGCAAGACGCCCGCGTGCAAACCCTCCCGTCCGCGAGGTAAGGCCGGCCCGTCGGGGAAACCTCCCGCGAACGATACGACGGGATGGACGCGGGCCGAGAGATGGCGGTTCCGCTGGGAGGCCTTGCTCGACGACATCTATGCGTGGCGCAAGTTCGGCATCCGCGAAGGCAATCTGCGCAAACATCGCGGCGACCCCGCTTGGATCGGCCGCGAAACGTGGTGGGCGCGCCGCACGCGCTCGCACCATTACTGGCTCTGGACTCCGCGCTACGCCCTGTGGTGCCTCACGCACAAACGGCAGCGCGCGGAGATCGAGCGAGAGATCGGGTCGGCAATCCGCGACGCGCAGGCCATCCACGGCCGATGATCCCGCGCAAACCCGCAGCGAAACCGGCGACGAAGCGCAAAGCCAAACCGCCCCCGAAGCCAAAGCCCGCGCGCCGCAAACCGCCAGCGAAAGCGAAGCGCGCGAGCGCGCCGAAGCAGGCAGGGCTCGCAGTCGCTGCGGTCGAGCGCGACCTGGCGCACATGCCGCCCGAGGTCGCCGAGTCGGCCGAGGCCGCGACAGCACTGGCGATGGCCTCGCGTCTGGACAGCGGCGATGGCTCGCCGAGCGAGTGCGGCAAGACGCTGTTGCAGGCGATGGGCAAGCTCCGGGAGATGTGCCCGCCCGACGACAAGAAGGGGCAACTGCATGCCATCCGCTCTGGCCGTGCCGATCGACTCGCTGAGGGGAGCGCAGCAGGCGCGGATTAGCTCCTTCCCGGCCTACACATCGACATCGGGCGATGAAACGATAGCGGTCGCCCGCATGGCGGGGATCGAGCCCGACGAGTGGCAGCAGACCGAGCTGCGCCACGAGATGGGTGAGTCGCCCGACTGGAAGTGCCCGAAGTGCACGCACCGCGCGGCCGAGCCGGTGCCGTGCCCGATCCATCCCGGCGAGCCGCTGCTGCACCCGTGGGCGGCGTTCGAGTGCTGCGACATCTGCTCACGCCAGAGCGGAAAGTCTGAGAAGTTGGTCATGCGCATGCTCGGTGGCCTGTTCGTCGTCGAGGAGCAGCTCCAGATCTATTCAGCCCACCTGTTCGACACGGCGATGGAGATCTTCCGCCGGCTCGCGTTCGTCGTCGAAAACTGCGATGACCTGCGGCGGGAAGTCAAGCACCGCGGCTCGAAGCTGGTCGGGATCACGCGCAGCCACGGACAGGAGGGCATCGAGCTTCGCGACGGGCGGCGCATCCGCTTCAAGGCGCGCACCGGCGGCGGTGGCCGCGGGTTCTCGGCCGACTGCCTGTATCTCGATGAGGCGATGATCCTGCCCGAGGTGTTCCTCGGCGCGACCGTGCCGACGCTCTCGGCCCGCCCGAACCCCCAGATATGGCTGGCCGGCTCAGCGCCGGACGAGGAGGACCCGGCACACGACGGGGTGGTGCTCGCCAAGCGCCGCGCGCGCGCTCTCGCCGGCGGCGATGCTTCGCTCGCCTATTTCGAGCACAGCGCCAAAGCCAACGACGATCCGCGCAAGGACGATCCGGGGACCGTCCCAGCGGCGCTGCTGGACGATCCGCAGCAGTGGGCGCTCGCCAATCCGGGGCTCGGCATCAGGATCTCGGTGGAGTACGTCGCACAGGAGCGACGCGCGATGGGCGATCGGCAGTTCGCCGTCGAGCGGCTGGGGATCGGCAAGTACCCCGACATCACGGGCAGCGCGGGCGGACCGATCAGCGACGAGATGTGGGCGGCGCTCGCCGAGCCATCCAGTCGGATAGAGAGCGCGCACTGCTTCGCGTTCGACGTGGATCCTGGCCAAGCATGGGCGACACTCAGCGCCGCCGGGATGCGCAGCGACGGCCTCTACCACGTCGGGGTAGTCGAGCATGCCAAGGCAATCGGCTGGCTGGTCAAATCCTCGAAAGGCTGGCTGGAGCGCTACCCCGAAGCGCGCCTGGTCGTGGACCCGCGGATCGACCTGGCGAACCTGCTCAAAGAACTCTCAGACGCCGGCATCCAGGCCGTCCCGACAACCGCCAGCGACTACAAGGACGCATGCGGCGGCTTTCTTCAGGCCGTCAAGGACAAGCGCCTGCGCTACATGCCTCCACAGCCCGAGCTAGACGCCGCGATCACTGGTGCCACGACCAAGCCGCTGCTCGATGCCTGGAAGTGGTCGCGCAAATCAGGTGCGCTCATCACCCCGCTCGTGTCCTGCACGCTGGCATTGTGGGGCGCGAGGACCCAGAGCGCACCGCAGGTGTGGGACCTGAACGAGATCATCGCGGCGAAAGAGGCTGCGGCTCAAGAGCAGAACCAGCAGCCCGAGAAGCCTGCCAGTCCGTCCAACTTCATCGCGCTTGAGGACATGCCGCGCGGGTTCAGACGGTAGCTCGGGCCAGCTCGAGCGCGTGCAATGCCGAGAGGTCGGCGCAGAGGACATCGATGACCGTCCCCGTGGCCGCATGGTCGAGCAGCAGCAGCGACACCTGCATTTGCGCGGCGATGACGTGCGTCCGGGGGGGCGCGCCAACGTAGCTGTACGCCTGCGCGTGGCCAACGTAGAAGGGCTCGGCGTCTCGGTCGACTATCGGCTCGTCGTTGCGGTCCAGCACCAGCTCGCCACTCTCGGCGTACAAGAACGGCTGGTCCTGGGTGATGAAGAAGCGCACGGCCTCGGACTTGATCTTGCCGTCCGCGTGAGCGCGGGTCAGTGCCTCGCCGAACCAGGCGTAGCGCCTCTGGACTTCGGCGAGCTTCCGTTCGCGCTCGGCGAACCGAGGATCTTTCCAGATGGCTGCCTCGTCGTGCACCTCCATGATCGGCTCGACGCCCCGTGTCTGTCCCTGCGCGTCAGGCATCGGTTAGCCCGATGCCCTTCAGGTCGGGCGCCACGGATCACGCGCTCGGTGTAGTCGGCGTTCCACGCATCATCGGTGGCGACGAACGCGGGGCTCGCGATCCGGTCAGCGAGGTCGCCATCGGCGTCGATCGTCAGCCGGACTCCATCGACAGTGCGCTCGGCAGCCGTGACGACGCCAACGGGCGCCCCCTCGAAGTTGACCGTCACCGGCAAGCCCACGGCCTGGGCGGCGAAGCGGTCCAGGCACTCGCGTGAGAACGTGTAGTGGTAGGCACCGAAGCTGTCCCGACAGTCCGGGTGCGACTCGGAGGCCAACGCCATCACGACCGTGCCCATCGCCAAAGCATAGACGGGGAGGCACGGGCATGCTCAAGAAGAAGAAGCGCAAGGTGCGGGTCCACTTGAAGGACGGCCCTACGATGACCGCGTGAGACTCGGCGACCTGCTGGAGATCATCGGCGCCATCGGCCTCGCGGTCGCCGCCTATCTCGTGTGGGGGCTTCCCGCTGGACTCGGCGTCGTCGGGATCGCGCTCGTCTACGAGGGCCAGTGCTACGGGCATATCCCGCTGCCGGGCGTCATGCAGGTGCTGGGCGAAACGCGCCACCGACGTGTGGCTGCACTCGAAGAGTTGGTGGGGCCGTGGCCAGGGCACCGGCCTTCGCCCGGCGAGGACGAGAAGTCCCTCCGCGCCGAAGCAGCGTGGCTCGAAGCAGCGGCAATCTTTCGACACAGGCTGAACCTCGACACAGACACTCTGCGCGCAGAGCTGACCAAGACGCGGCAAGCTCTCAGGCGCTTCGACGAGCAGTAGAACCCCGCGCTCGAGTCCCGACCCCGGCAAGCGCGGCTGGGCCGTCGATCACGACCACGACCACTCGCCCCTGTTTATGACGCTTCCTCTAGGGGGTCATGTCATAAACCCGTTGGGGGGGTCATGTCACAAACTCGATCGGGGTCCGTGTGCGGCCGACTATCTCGACCGATGGAAGGAGGTGAGGCATGACCATAGCCAGGATTCGGGAGCAGCGCTCCGGATGGTCAACGGACCCGCAGATCGAGAGTCGATCAAGCGTAGGGGGAAGTTGGCCTAATGGCTATGGCTAGCTGAGCTACACCGATTTCAGCGCCGTGCCCCCGCCGGGGCTTGGTGATATGCAGCGCGCCGGGGTGCTCGTCACTGAGCACGCACTTGCCCTCGACACGCCGATCCTGACGACGGACGGTTGGAAGACGATGGGCACCGTCGAGGTCGGCGATCACGTCTACGCCGAAGATGGGCAGCCGACACGCGTCAGCCACGTCTCAGAGGTCTTCGAGAAGCCCTGCTACGAGGTCAGCTTCGCGGACGGGGCCAAGATCACCTCGACCGGCGATCACCTCTGGCGCGTCTGGGATGCGGCGGGCAACGCCCAGGTGCGGGCCGAAGGGCGCGCGTGGAAGACGCTCTCGACCGAGCAGCTCTCCGAAGTGCCGAAGGGCGGTCCCAGAGGTGCGACCAATCGCTATCGCGTCCGCTGCGACGCCGTTCCGCAGACCCCCGCAGCCAACCTCCCGATCGACCCCTACGTCTTCGGCTACTGGCTTGGTGACGGGACGAGCAGATCGCCGACGATCACGGTCGGAGCGGGAGACCTCGCGCACCTTCAGGAGCAACTGGCACTCGCGGGCTATCGCGTCGTCAGCGAAGAGGCGAAGGTAAGCGAGTGGGGTAGCGGCTGGGATGTCCGGTTCGCGAACGACGCGAAACACATGGACGGGATCGAGTCGCGCCTCAAGCGGCTCGGCGTGCTGCGCAACAAGCACATCCCCGACATCTACCTCAACGCGTCGGCCGAGCAACGCAGAGCCCTGCTTGCAGGACTCATGGACTCGGACGGCTGCATCAGCAGCCAGCCGCGGGCAATGTTCTCCAACGCCAACGAGCGCCTGGCGCGCGAGGTGCATCGGCTCGCGCGCAGCCTCGGCCAGCGCGCGACGGTGAACGAGCCCAACGGCGACGACGGCTGCTTTACGGTGGGCTGGACGCCGAGCTTTGACCCGTGTCGAATCGACCGCAAGTCGGCGAGGTTCTACCGACCGGATGACGTGCGTGGCCGGCGTCTCGACCTGATGAGCGTCACGGACATCCGGCCCGTGCCGATGGTGCCGACCCGCTGCATCGCCGTCGAGCACGAGTCGCACGTTTTCCTGGCGGGCGAGACGTTCGTGCCGACTCACAACACGTTGCTTCAGCTCGACGTGGTCTTCACCAGTCTGCGGCTCATCACCACGGCGATCCTGCGCACGGGGAACCTTCGCGCCTATGAAGAGAAGCTGTCGGACGAAAACATCCCGTACAGGAGGTACCTCAAGAAGCAGCCGAGCCTCTTGACGAGCACGTTCCTCGGCGCCAACGGGAAGGTCTACCAGTACGACGGCCGGCGCAAAACGCTGATGAGCATGCTGCTGTTCGGCGAGGCGTTCTGGTACATCCTCATGCGCTCAAAGCCGGAAGCGTACGCCTCGGCAATCGAGGTGTTGCACCCGGCGTTCATGGAAGTCAAGGTCGCCTCACCGCAGGATGTCGCGGCCAGGCGGGCGAGCAACGTCGGCGAATCGATGTACATCTACGGGGCAGCCAACGACAAGAAACTACTCGACCCCGGCGACGTGGTGCACATCCCGTTCATGTCGATGCCCCAGTCACGTCGGGGCCTTTCGACCGTCCAGTACGCGGGGATCTCAGCGGCGCTCGCGCTCGCGGCCTACGAGTTCGGCTCAACATGGTTCAGCCAGGGCGCTTCGCCCTCGTTCCTGTTGACGACCGACCAGAAGCTCGGGGTGGCCGAGGTCGAGCGGATCGCGGACAAGTTCATAATCCAGCACGGCGGCCTTGCGAATGCGCACAGGCCGCTGGTGCTCGACTCGGGAATCAAGCCCGAGAAGGTGATGACCTCGCCGGATGAGGCGCAATACCTCAACACGCTTGAGTACAGCCGCAACGTCGTGGCGGCATGGTTCGGCACCGACGAGCTGATTCCCAACGCCCTCCAACGCCAGACTCCGTCGCCCGCCCACACCGCACAGGAGCGGATGCAGCGCTTTGTGACGCTCACCCTCTCGGGGTTGACGGTCCCGCTTGAGGAGGTCCACTCGTCCCTGCTACCCGGCGACCAGCTCGCGGGCGTTGAGGAGCACAAGCTGCTCACCCCGGACCCGCAGTTCCTCTCACAGGAGATCGAAGCGCTCCGCGGCAGCCAGGTCGGCACGATCAACAACCTGCGCGTGCGCAAGCTCGGCTGGGAACCACTCGACGACCCAGCCGCAGACGAAGCGATCCAGCCACTCGCCTCCAACACCGCGCCCTCGCAGACAGGCGCCAAGCCCGAAGACGACGGGAAGGCGAGCGAACCAGACGAAGACGACGACGGCGACGAACCGAAGGGCAAGTGAATGGGGGGCGCCTTCGTGTCCGCGCTCAGCGCCCCCCCTGCTGACGGCTGGCGCTAGGAGGGATCGGCGAAACTTGGATCGCCGCTCCCAGCCTGGGATTCGAGTAGCGCCCTGATCGCCGATACCCCGCTCACGGGAGGATGCTACCCCACACCCAGGCCGCCCCCGGCGGCTGGGACAGAGTAGAAAGCGAGGTGGCACATGGCCGCCAATCAGACGCCCGAATGGAAGCGCCCGGACTACTACGGGCGCCCTGCGGCTATCGATGCGATGGGCACAGTCGCCGCGCCGTTCCTCGCGGGTATCGGCATCGCGCTCGCAGTGCTCGTCATCTCGAACGAAGAACACTTCGGCGCGGCGGGCGTGGCGCTGTTTGCGCTGGTGCTTGCGACCGCAGCCCTCGTTGCCTGCGTGGAGTGCGCGTTCGTGGCGCGGAAGTACGTCGTGACGCCCGGCGAACTCGAAGAATGGCGCCCCAACCATGCAGAAGCCAACCGCGTCGTGATGCTTGAGACCGAACAAGCCATCGCGTTCGCTGGATTCCAGCGCTGGGCAAATTGGGCGCGGCGCGCGTATAACCTCGGAATCGGCGCTTTCAGCGTGGGCGTCGTCTTGCTCCTGGTGCCGAAGGGGGGCGTGCATCACGCCCACGGCTGGCATCGATGGACGCTTATGCTGGCATGCGTCGGCGCCGTCGCAGAGCTTGGCTCAGTCGCATGGACCGCGTGGCGCAGCTATCGGGTGAGAAGCCTACGGGCCTGAACAGCCGGGCAGGTGGTGTGGGCGCGGCATCTGGCACTTTGGGCAACGGCCCACTGAGCCGCCAGGTGCGCCCTTGATCCCCACGCCTGGCTCGTCCTTGGGGTCGCGGTCGGTTGTCTCGATCTTGTCCTTGTCCTCGTCTGTCATGGGTCTGCATCCTACCGTCGGAAAGCCTTCTCGTGGCCCATGTTTCGCTCCCAAAATGGCTGTTTTTCCGTCCGATGCGACCTGTAGTTTTTGGCTTAGATAAGCCAAAAGAGACCCCCGCGCTGCGCTAACAGCCGGGGGTCTGGATCACAGGAGATTGGGCCTCCCATGAACACGCAGACCGTACCACGGCGATCCGTCGCTGACGACCTCTCGACCATCCTCGACTCGCTGGAGGTTTCCGCTTTGACCGACCAGCTTCAAGCGACCCGCTGGACGGGCCGTCCCGGCTACTCGATGCGCACGATGGTCGGCATGGCGCTCGCCAAGTCGCTGTACGCCTTGCCGACCTGGACGCGCACTGTCGCACTCGTGCGCGAGCACGCGACGCTTGCCGCCGTGATCGCCCCCAATGGTGCCGTGCCGTCCATCGACGCCTGCTACCGCTTCACCCGCAAGCTGCGCGAGCACGGCCCGCTGCTGGAGGATTGCATCGCCTCCGTCGTGAAGGCTCTCAAGAAGGCGAACCCGCTGCTCGGGTGGGACGTGGCGATCGACGCCTCCGACATGCCCGCGTATGCGAACGGGCAGCGCTACCTGTCCAAGAACGGGCCGGAACGCGAGAAGTACAGCGACCCGGACGCCTCCTGGGGGCACCGCTCCGCCGTCTCGACGCGGAAGGGTGGCGGCTTCTACGGCTACCGGCTGCACATGGCGGTCTGCTCCAAGACCGACCTTCCGCTCGCGTGGACGGTCGAGACGGCGAAGAAGAACGAAGGGCTGACCGTCGCTCCGCTGCTCGACGCGCTCAAGGCGCACGGGATCAACCCCGAGACGTGCGCGATGGACAAGGGCTACGACACGTCCACCGTCCACGACGCCTGCATGGACCGCGAAGTCCTGCCGGTCGTCGCGCTGCGCAAGACGCCGGCCGTCAAGCGCGGCGAGGACAAGCCCCCGACGTGTGAGCACGGCGAGTGGCGGTTCGCTGGTGCCGACCGCAAGCGCAAGGCAACCAAGTGGCGCTGCCCGACCGGCGAGTGCAAGCCCGCCTCGGTCTGGATCAAGGCCGACCGCCTTCACCCGCTGATCCCCCGCGAGACGCTGCGCTCGAAGGGGCTCTACCGCAGGCGTGGGTCGGTCGAGCGGGCGTTCGGCAGGCTCAAGAACGAATGGGGCCTCACGCCGCTGCGCGTGCGCAGAATCGAGCGCGTGCGGCTTCACGCCGACCTGACGATCCTCGCGCAGTTGACATCGGCGTTGAACCGTCAAGCAGCGAGCGCGCTGGCGGCGTAGATGTCAGCTTCTCCAGGTATCCGGGTAGATGAGCAGTCCTTCGAGCGCAGGCAGCACCGTCTCCGCAATGTGGACGAGAATGGTGTCGAAGGTTTCGGGGAGCGGCCATCGTCTCTTGGCGCCGGGGACCGGGCCTTCATCGCTCCGATCCCCGCTAACACCGAGCGCTACGAACGGGGTACCGATGAGCTGCACCTGCACTTTCGCTGGCGAGAAATGGATCACTGCGCCGTTCTCCGGGCTGGTCCCCGAGGGGCCTCGGAGGCCGATCCCGTTGACGATTACCTCGCCATCCCTGACCCCGCGCTCGGCGACAAACAGGCTCTTGTGCTCGTCGGCGTCGTGGAGGGTTCGGAGTATGTCGAGGGTGTGCCATTGCGCCGGGTTTCCGGTCTTCGCAGCCGCCTTGAACGGTTGGAGGTCTGTAAGAGCAGTGGCGGCGCTTTCGGGAAAGGGTTTGATTGCACCCTTCCACGCGCGCCAAGCCTGCTTGTTGATGTGTTCTCGCTGGTCGGCGTCCATCGCAAGCGGGTCGTCGGCAAAGATCGGGAACTGGACGCTCCACTTCTTGTCGGCTGGCACGAGCGAGGCGGCGCGGTGGTCGAGGCCGGAGCGCACGTTGAACAGGAAGTCGCCCGCGACGATGGGCAGATCGTCGTCCAAATCGGCGCCGAGATCGACGCGGTAAACCCACTGCCGGACGTTCTCGTAAGTCTCGAACCGTTCGCTCACAGGGTATTGCTGGCGTTGTCCGACCGGGCCGATCATGGCCTTGAGTTCGTCGAGGTGTTCTTCAGCCCGCGCGAACTTTCGTATCCAGGAGTCTGGACCCATGTGGGGCCTCCTGTCTATTGCTGATTTGGTCCTCTCAGCCCGGCCCTGCAAGGTCACGGCGGAGAGCGTGTGGTTGGGGATTACGGCCCAGGCAGGAAAAGTCCTCCCACTCGGGTAACTTGCAAGTGCTGATTCGGTTCGATTGGGCGCTCCCGGCCCTGCAAAGACCTTTGGGAGCCGTCCAAGACGGGGGAGGGCCGCGCCGCGCGTACAGGGCGCGGCCCGCTCCTGATCGGCAGCGTCTCAGGGCGCTCGTTCGGCCAGCGCGAACACGTCGGCGAGGGAGCCGAGTCCGTCCCTCAGCTTCATCAGCGTCTCGAACCTCGGCTCGCACACCCCGCGCTCGATCCGCGAGATATGCGTGCGGTGCAGGCCCGACGCCTTGCTCAGGTCGCTCTGCGACATGCCTTGCCGTTCGCGGATCGTTCGGAGTGCCGCGCCGAACTGGGCGACCTCCCGCCACGCCCCTGCGTCACGCGCCCTCACGGTGCCAGCCGATAGCCGACGCCCCACTCCGACACCATCCAGCCGACGGCACCCGCGGCGGCGAGCTTCGCACGCAGGCGGGAGGCGTGGGCGCTCACGGTGCGCGTCGTGCCGCTGGAGCGGAAGCCCCACACGTCGCGCAGCAGTTCGTGTCGTGTCCAGACCCGCTCGGGGTCGCGCGCCATGTGCGTGAGCAGCGCGTACTCGCGTCTGCGAAGCTCGACGGGCATCGGCCCGTATGTGACGACGCGGGAGGCCGTGTCGATGCTCAGTTCGTCGTAGCGCAGGACATCGGAGCCTGCCTGCGATGCCAGCTCCGCGTCCAGCCTCACGGGATCGCTGACGACTCGTACGTCGTGGCCGTAGACGAGCGCGGCCAGCGGGATATTCTCCGGCTGCATCAGGACTTACCTCCTGGTGTCAGCCCCCCGGCCGTTACTGCGGTGCGGGGGGCACTTGGTTAGGAGCCGCCGACGCTAGACTCGGCCCGCGATGCCGTCAACCACTTTCGCCGATCGTTTCGCCGATCCCTCCTAGTACCGAACGAGCGGTCGCCACGGACAACCAAGGAGAGCGTATATGACCCTGCTGACCATCCACACCCGCGAGAAGCTGCACCCCGTCGATGGCGAGCCACGCCAAACCGTGGAGGTCCGTGATGGCGGCCAGGTGCTCGGCGAGCTACCCGTCACACGCCTTGTCTACGAGATGCTGCCGCAGAGCCTCGGCAAGGTGACGGTCGAGTTCATCGTCGAGGCGTCGCAGATCGAGACGACGTGACGCTCCCCGCGTTCCGCTACCGCGATCGAGCCGAGCAGCGCAAAAAGACCGGCAACGACGTGGACCCCGAGTGCAAGCGCGTCCTGCCGATGACCGCCGAGCATTTCGCGCGGGCGACCAAACGCAAGGGCGGCTTCGCGGGATGGTGCAAGCGCTGCAAGGCCGCCCGTGTGAACCCCGAGGAGCGCGCCAGGCCGCCCGCCGATACTACGAGCGCAAGCGCGCCATCGTGCCCGACCACTGGCTTGCCGCAACGCGCGCATGGCGCAAGGCGAACCCGGAGCGATGGCAGGCGGTCGCACTCGCCGCCTCCCGTCGTCGCTACGCCCGCATGTATCGAGACGGCGCGACCGACGTGACGGCCGACGCACTTGCGGCGCTGCTGGATGCCACCAGCGCGTGATCTGTCGGCGCTGCAACATGAAACGACCCAGAGACGGGTCAGACGTGGAGGGCAATGACACTCCCCGCACACCGATTCCGGGACCGCGCGTCCGAGCTGCGTAAGAAGACTGGCAACGATGTAGCGGGGCCACCGTACGCAGTCGTTTTTGATTTTGACGAGAGCATCACGAACGCGCCGCAGCAGCTCGCGCGGATCGCGACGGGCCTCAAAGCCCTGGGCGACACGATCATCGTCCTCACCGGCAGCGAACTACCGGCGAAGGAACTCGAAGGCCGCTTGGAAGGCTACGGCTTCCCGTTCGACGCCCTCGTGCAGTACGACGACACGGGCTCCAACGGAGTCGCCCGCGCGGAGCACTTGAAGGCACTCGGCGCGTGGTGCGCGTTCGATAACCGCATCGACCGCTGCTACCTGTACGCCAAGATCTGCCCGACCTTGTACCTCATCACCAAGCCGACGACCGAAGAGAAGGAAGCCGCCGCCGGCACTAAGAAGCAGGCCGCGCAGGACGCCAAGCAGGCGGCGAAGGAAGCGAACCAAGTCGTGACGACCCCAGGAGGTCACCGTGGACACTGAATGGGAGCCGGTTCGCGTTCCGCCGGGGACCAAGGTCGTCTTTGTCGCCGACCAGTTGATTGAGCGCCTTCGCGACGAGCGGGGTGCGGATGGCTGGAGCCCCGCGAGCACAGTTCAGGTCAGCATCCCTCCCGCGGATGGCCTTGTGGTCGAGCCGCAGTTCCGTTACGTCGAGACCCCAGGAGGTCAACATGGACAGCTATGAGGACCGTCTGGCAGCCGTCGAGGTCGAGTGGCGAGCGAAGTACAACGCCGAAGCACTCAAGGCGATGGCCGGCAAAGAGGCGATGGCGGATGAAAGCTACCCGATCGCCGACCAGGACGATCTGGAAAAAGCGATCAAGGCCGTCGGCCTCGGCAACGCCGACCACGACGCAATCCGCAAGCACGTCATGGCCAGGGCGAAGGTGCTCAAACTGTCGAGCCTCATACCGGACAACTGGAACGCCGACGGCTCACTCGCCGACGAACAGAAGGCCGCGATGTGGGACGCCGAGCACCGCGAAGGCACGAGCTACAGCGACATGCGCGACATGCTCTCCAGTGCGGTCGCCGCAAAGTTCGGGACCGGGAAGAACTCGTGGTGCTACGTCCTCGACTTCGGCGACGACTGGTGCGTCTACGAAGCTGGCGACGGCGAGAAGTTCCGCTGCTCCTACACCGTGAAGGGCAGCGAAGTGACGCTCGGAAAGCCCGAACCAGTGAGGGCAACCACGACGTACTCGCCGATGGAGAGCAAGGCGGCCGAGCAGTGGGACGCCGAGCACCGCAGTGGCCCGAGCCACGCGGCGATGGCGAGCGCCATCTCCAAAGCGATCCGCGACTTGCCCGATGCGGGCTCGCTCAGCGCCTATCTCTGCGATTTCGACGACGACACAGCGACCTACGAATCGGGCGGGAAGACCTTCCAGGTCCCCTACACAGCGCAGGACGACGGGAGCGTCAAGCTCGGGGCCCCGAAGGAGGTCCAGCGGGTCACGCACTACCAGCCGGTGGAAGGCAAGTCCGCCGATACGCAGGCGGCCGAGCGCGCGGTGCGCCGACGCAAGGAGCGCCGCCGCGCGGTCCCACTCGGCAACGAGTTCCGCTTCCGCCCGCTCGCCGACGCCGGCATCGAGGTGCGCGAGCAGAAGGACACCAACGAACTGATCGTCACCGGCAAGCCGATCAAGTACGGCGTGCCCTATGTCGTCCGGGACGCGTTCGGCGAGTTTGAAGAGACGATGCACCGCGGGTGCGCCGCAGCGATCCTGGATCGCGTGGACTGTCGTTTCTTGGTCAACCACGAAGGTATTCCGATGGCGCGGGTCCGGGGTGATCGCAGCGCTCACAACACGATGCGGCTGTGGGACGAGGCCGACGACCTGAACTTCGAGGCGCGCCTGGACGCTCGCCAGCAGATCGCCAACGACTTCGCCATCGCACTCGAGCGCGGCGACATCGACGAAATGTCGGTCGGCATGAAGGTCGGCCGCGACAAGTGGGGCGTCGATGGCGGCATGGAAACGCGCGACATCTATGCGCTGGACGACCTGCTCGACGTAAGCGGCGTCACCTACGCCTGCTCACCGACAACCTCGATCGAGATCGCGAAGCGGATGGCGCTCGAGATGCCCGTCGAGTCCCGCGCCCGCCTGCGCCGCTTCGAGGTTGACCTGCGCGCCGGACGCATGTCCGCGGAGGAACTGGCGGACATACTGGCGATCCTCCAGGGCCACGAGGAGCGCGCCGGCAAGGTGCTGTCCAAGGCCCACCAGGGGCAGCTCGTCGAGGCCGCGAAGTCGATCCACGGCGTCCTCGAAGCGGCCGGCTATGACCCGGCCGAGTTGATCGAGGGCGGCGACCAAGACGGCGAGACAGCACCCCCGCAGGAGGCCGCAGCCGGCGACGGCTCCAGCGAGTCCGAGAGCGAGGAAACCGCCTTGGCCCAGGACGGCACCCGCTCAGAAGACGGCGAGCCGATCCGCTCATCAGCCTTGGCGCTGCGACTCCAGCTTGAGTCGCGCGAACGCAAACGTAAGCGGCAGCAGAAGATCGCCGCCTGAGCGGTACAGTGCGCCGCGGATGACCGCCGACGCCTTCATGGCCGAGCTCGGGCTGCCAGAGGTCTACGCAGTCGGGGGGAGCGTCCGCGACCAGCTCCTACACCGACCGCACAAGGACGCCGACTACGTGGTGCGCGGCGCGTCGATCGACGAGATACGCTCGGCGCTCGCGGGCGCTGGCGCAGAGGTGGGCGCGCTGAAGCTGCGGGACGGGCGCGTCGTCGGCGCGCGTGCCGCCGTCCAGGGACTCGGGCTGCTGGAGATCGCGCTGCCACGGCGCGAGCTGCCCACCGGCGCCGGGCACCGTGCCTTCGACATCCGCTGCGCGCCGCACTACACACTCGCGCAGGACGCCGAGCGCCGCGACTTCACGATCAACGCGCTCTACCGCGATGTGCGCACCGGCGAGATCCTCGACCCACTCGGCTGCGGGCAGCGCGATCTCGCGTTCGGCCGGATCTGCACCACGCATCCTGACTCATTCCGCGACGACCCGCTGCGGACACTGCGCGCCCTGCGGTTTGTCAGCACCCTTGGCTTCGAGCTGGGCGAGCGCGCCTACTGCGAGATGCGCGAGCACGCACGGCATGTCACCGCGCTCACCCTCAAAGGCGTCTCGGGCACGGCACTCGATGAGCTGTCACGGCTGCTGATGGGCGACCGGCCATCGTGGGCGCTGCGCGTCGCGCGGGACACGGGCGTGCTGACGGTGCTGCTGCCCGAGCTTACGGCGATGGTCGGCTTCGAGCAGGACTCCGCCTACCACGACAAGGCGTGCGACGAGCACACCTTCGACGCGATCAAGGCGGCAGCCGAGCATCAGGCGTCGCTGCGCGTGCGCATGGCGCTCCTGTTCCACGACGCCGGCAAGCCCTGGATGGCATGGCGCGGCGAGGATGGCCAGCGCCACTACTATGCGCTGCCCGCAGACCAGCTTGCCGCCCACGGTGCGCCGCCGACCGCCGTCTACTCGCACGAGTGGTGGGGCGGGTTCCTCGCCCGCGCGGCCCTTGTGCGACTCAACGCGCCCGCCGAGTTGCGCGCCGACGTGTGCACGCTGATCGAGCGCCACATGCTGCCGCTTCACGACCGCGTCAAGCCGCTCAAGGTGCGGACCTGGCGTGCGGAAATCGGCGATGCGCTGCTCGCCGACTTGATCCTCCACCGCCGCTGTGACGTGATCGGCAAGGGCGGCGATGTAGCCGAGGCGCTCGCGGCCCTCGACATGCTCAGCGGGCACCAGCAGGAAGCTATCGCCCGGCACATCCCACGGTCTGTCAAGGGCCTTGCGATCACCGGCGGCGATCTTGTGGGCATCGGCCTCAACGGGCCTGCCGTGGGCGAAGCGCAGCGTCGGCTGCTACACGAGGTCATGGCCCAGCCGTCCCTGAACGAGCGCGACTGGCTGCTGTCCCGCGCCCGCACGTTCTGACGCGCCCCGCGCGGCATCGGACACGAACCCCCTTACCGCCTGACGACGCGGCGGCCCCAAGCGTCGAACACGCAGTTAGTCCCACCGCGCGCCGTCCGGGATCGCCCTTCGGGGCCAGTAGCGGGTGCGCGGGTTCGGAAACGCATCGCGTGTGGACCAATCCCCCACACGAAAGGATCAAGCATGAGCGCTATTGCAGAGCTCGTGGAGAATGCCGAGCCCGTCCAGGCACGCCGGGACGAGCTCGTTACCCGTCGGGACACCGCAGAAGCGGAGTTCCGCAAGATCGTCGATGGGCTCCGACAGGAGAGCGGCGAGGATCGCGACCCAGACGAGAAAGAGACCACACGCTGCGACGAGCTGCGTGCGGAGATCGACAGCACCGACGAGGAGCTGAAGACCGTCCGCAAGGAGATGAAGACGCTCCGCAGGCGGATCAAGGAAGAGACGCAGCGTGCGAAGGACAAAGAGAAGATCGCCGAGGCGCGCGAGCGCATTCAGTCGATAGACTCGATCGCCGACGTGACGGTCGCGCAGGGCGAGCGGCCGATCTACGGTGTGGCGCCCGACGGGTTGCGCTCACCCAACTCGTTCTACATGGACCTCGTACTTCGTGCGAAAACGCGGTGGGAGGGCACGAACGACCAGGGGGCCAACAAGCGCCTGAACGAATGGGCGCACCAGGTCGAGAAGGAGCACGCGCAGGGCACGGCCTTCGGTCGCGCAGCGCTCCCGCAGATCCGCGAAACGTATCGTGGAGAGGACTCCAACGGTACGAGGGAGCGGATCAAGGAATTCGAGGAGCGCGGGCGCCTCGGGATCGACCAGAAGTCCGAGCTGCGGGCAACCGCGATCGGCACCGACGGAGGCGCGTCGGCCACGGCACCGGGCGAAGGCTCGGCGTTCGTGACCCCCGTGTTCAAAGTCGGCGACTACGCGCCCTACCGCGAATTCGGCCGGGCGTTCGCTGACCAGTGCCAGAAAGAACAGCTTCCGCCTTATGGCATGTACGTCTATATCCCCCATGTGACCGGGGGAGCGGAAGTGACGGCGACCACGGAGTCTTCGGGCTCCACCACGATCGCCGATCTGGCACCGACGGCGGGCTACCTCTCGGGGGCGTTGAAGACGTTCGCCGGGCAGGTCGTCGTTTCACAGCAGCTACTCGACCGCGCTGGCCCAGGCTTCGCGTTCGACAAACTGATCTTCGATCAGATGATGCGCAACTACGCGTTGAACTTCGACGTGTACTGCCTGGAAATCGCGTTGGCCGAAGCCAAAGTCAACAACTGGAAAGGCAACGCTGGCACCTTCCAGCTCACAGAAAAAGAAAAGGCCGGCGGGTTCTATGGCCAGGTCGCGAAAGCGAAGGCTGACATCCGCACTCTCGCGGGTACGGTCCTGAACCCGACGCACCTGTTCGTGCGGCCGACCCGCTGGGAGTACATGGCGGCGTTCGCCGACACGACCGGGCGCTCCCTGGTGGTGCCCGACTACGCTGGCCAGTTCAACGCAGCGGCGGCAGGCTCGGCATCCGGCGACGAGGGCATCGAGGGCGCGACGGGTTACAAATTCGTCGGGCTGCCGGTGTTCACCGACGAGAACATTCCAGATCAGGGAACTACCACGAACGATCAGGCAATCGTCGGGTGTCTGTCGGAGCTGTGGGTGTTCGAGGGGGCGATCACTCCCCGGACGATTCCCCAGACAAAAGCCAACACCCTCCAAGTAATTCTACAACAGTACAGTTATGGGACCGCCATTAAGAGGTACGCCGAAGGTGTGGCGGCCATCAACGGCGAAGGAATGAAAGCAGTTACCTACACCAACTAGGTTCCCGTATTCCTAAGCAGCTCCTGGTAGACTGACCATAGTGGCCCGGCGAGTGTTCGCGCACTCCCGGGCCGTGGTCAGACCTACCGAGGAGGCCCAACGTGCCAACCGTATCGCGCTGCACCTTCCCCGAGTGCCCGGGGACTCTCTACTGCAAGGGCCTGTGTCGCGGGCACTATGCACAGCAGGAACGCGGCGAGGCGTTGCATCCGACGAAGGCGATGGCACCGACGGTATGTCGGATGGACGACTGCCCAGAGCCGGTGTTTACCAAGTCGCGTGCCCTGTGTCGCATCCATTACTGGCGGTGGCAGCACGGCACGCTCGAGCCGACACTCCCGCGTCCGTGCCGCAACTGCGGCGAGGACTTTCGGCCAGTAAGCCAACGCAACGCGCAGAACTGCTCACGGGACTGCGCTATCGAATCGGCGCGCCTTCGACAGAAATACGGGATCACCGGCCTTGAAGTGCTGGCGATGCTCGACGCGCAGGACCACAAGTGCGCAATATGCAGCACCTCGATCATCCGTGGCAGACGCGGCGCGGGTCTTGAACAGCATGGCCTGCACATCGATCACTGCCACGACACCGGCAAAGTGCGCGGCCTGCTGTGCGGATACTGCAACAGAGCCCTCGGCCAGTTCAGGGACAGCTTGGAGATCCTCGAAGCCGCAGTGAAGTACCTCGAACTTTCACGCTGACGACACCGCGATCAAGCGGATAGCGGACGGCGTTTCCCCCTCCGCTCGCTTCGGCGACGGAGATGCGGCGCACTCTGTGTGCTTGCGATGGGCTGGCACTGGGCAGCACCGGGCGGTTCGATTCCGCCCGCCAGTCTTCACGCTGACGACGCGCGTCAAGACGTCGGACCTACTGGCCCCACCAGACGGAGGTAGAATAGCCCGATGGCACAGGCCGACACCAAGAAAACGGCGAGCGGGGATCGCGCAGAGTCCGCGACCAAGGTCGAGACGAAGGTGTACCGCAAGGATGTGATCCGCAGCGGTAAGCGCGTTGAGGTCAACGGCGGTGCGGTGCGTGAGACGCGATGACGGAGTTCGAGAAGCTATGCACCCATGTGGCTCGACTCGATGAACAGATCGCCGAGTATCAGCAGCTCGTCAGCACGCAGCAGCAGCACCTTGACGAGCTGCGCGCCAAACGCGCCAGGATCGACAGCCTGATCGACGCAGCGGCGGGTCAGACGGAAAGCGTCCCCACCGACGCGACGACTAGTAGCGGCTTCCGAGAAGCCGAGATCGGCCGTCGCCTCGCCGTGCTCAACCGCGAGATATTCGAGATAGGGGCAGCCGTCAGCGCGCAGCTCCGGCGCCGGCAACGCGTTGAGAAGCGCATCGAGGAGCGCGAGCGGCTGATAGGTGAACTTTCGGACCCGTCGAGAGAGCGCTGCCGGGATCATGTCGTGAAGCGCGTGCTGGACACCCTCGACGAGTGGGACCGCGAGATAGCGGCAGCCGTTGGGCGCGTGGGACTGCCGATCAGTCCCTGCCCCGATTAGGAGCCATCGGGGGCGTCAGCCACCCATGCGATGCTCCTTAGCGGGATAGTCACCCCGCGCGGACAGGGGAAGCCCGCGAGCACCTCTCGTGGCTTGCCCGCTTCCATCCGAAGGGTCGGGTGTCCCCAGCCGTAGTCGGTTTGGAGCGTCACCCATGAGCCGTGTAGGTAACACTCGCTGAATGTCAGCACCTCACCCGAGGTCAGGCCCATTGCGTACTCAAAGTGGTCGCTCGCCGCCTTCACGAGTGCCGGTCCATAGCGCCGCTCAAGTCGCGTCTCGCGCCGGACACCTGCGCGCCGCTTCCAGCGATGCCAAAGCCGAGTGGCAGCGCTCATGCCGCACCTCCGGTGACTCCGACGCCAAGTTCGCTCCCGAGCCGACAGAGTGCATCGCTCGCCCACATGAGCCTGAAAGCCACATGCTCCAGCGTGCCCTCGGGCGCGTGCTCGCCTATGGGGCCGATGGCAACGAAGTACAGCAGCTCGTCGGCTTCTGAGACTGCGCCAGCGGCCCGCGCGATTGCCTTCGCGGCAGCTTCGCGAAACTCGCGCGGCAGGTGCGCCACGGGCGTTCTCGCGCGCTTCTCACGCTCCTCGCACTCCCACTTCTCAATGGCAGCGGCCTCTGCCGCAGACATGATGGCGCCTTTCATCGACTTGGCCCTGAGCTCACGTCTGACCGCCGAATAGGCACTCAACGGACTCGCCAAGCTCACGGGCGATCCTGAGTGCATTCACAACCAACGGCACGGCACCGGCCTCGATCCGTGCGATCGCCACGCGACCAACGCCGACGCGCTCCGCGAGTTGCTGCTGCGTGAATCCCGCTCGCTTGCGGGCCTGCGCTACGGGATGCGGGGAGGCCGTAACCATGCGTCCCCAAAGCTACAGGGGCACCCGGCGGCACGCACCCGACGAAGCCGCTGTTTGCGGACACGAAATTGTGCCCTAAC